ATTTTATCTATCTTTGGTGGCACTAGTTTCTTTACATCTATTTCACCCTCTGGTGTCTGATAGAACTCCTGTTCATATATTGGAGTTCCTACAGTTTGTTTACCACCTAAGTTTTCATTTGTTTGTTGCGCTGCTAGTTGTGCTTGGAACAAAATATTATTTGTTTCTTTTGTTAATGGATTACCGTCTGCATCTAAACCACTTTTTAACATTTTGTTAATCTCATTATTTATATTGTCTGCTTTTTGTCTATATAAACGATTTGTTAATGCAGTGGCTGCTTCACCTAATCCTCCACCTAAACTATCCCCTAATAATTTTACTATGAAGTTTTCTTCTTTATTAGGTACGCCAACTTCTTTTGGAGGTAATTTAGACATATCATTAATGTAAGCTTTATAATCTTCCATTTTCCAAGTATTAGCTTGTTTGTTTTTCCAAGTTTTAAATTCATCTCTAGGATCAGGTGTAGGGTCATCATCTGCAATACGTTTTTGTTCTTGGGCTTCTACTGGTGTGTCTGCTTTTAATACAAACCCATCTGGTATGGGGCTGAGAGGTCTTCCATTAAAAAATACTATTTGTATCTCTCTGCCTGTAGTGGGATCAACGTATATTTTAAACTCAAAGCCAGTAAAGATTGAACCTGTGCCACCAGCACCAAAGTATCCACCGCCCATAGGTGCAGGTATTTCTCTATTTTCTATGGTGTCTACCTCACCACCCTCGTTCATCTTTTGAGCCTCTTGCTCTACTTCTAGCTCATCATCTCTAAAGAAAGACTCTTCACCTGCTTTGATACGTTTAAATCCTTGTTTGGCTGCAGCTTGTAGGTTCTCAAAAAAAGGTGTGCCGTAGTAACGTCTAGTAGCAGCATCTATCATAAACTCGTTGGGGCTTGCCATGATAGGTATATCGTCACGAACTTCTGCTGGTGTTGCACCTATTGGTGCAGTGTTACCACTTACAGGATCTTGTTTCTCACTAAGTATCTCATCCATCTCACGTTTCATAGAACGTGTAGATTGAAACATTGGTGCGTCAGTCTCTGCCATTTATTTCATCCCTTAAAAATGTCAATCTTCTTAGAGCAGCTATCTCACCTTGAGCACGATACACACCTTCTATAGATGTTTCCTGTTCTAGTTTACGCTGTGCTACTTCTATTTTTTCATTAAGTATTTCAATAAATGAATCCCAAAGAGGTTTATCATTTACTAACTTTTTTATCTTCATGTTCCTGTGAATCCTTGCTCACCTGGAACTGGTGCTGTACCTGTGCCTATAGTTCCACCACCTGCACCTGTAGTATCTGCTACCCCTGTACCTGCAGGAGTTGTTGGAGCAGCTTGAGCTTCAGGTGATGGGGGTGGTGCGACACCTTCAGGTGGTTCTGGTGGTGTAGCAAACTTCTTGAGTATCTCAGCTTGTATAGCTGCATCACCAAGAGAGTTAGTTACTTTGTCTGGATCTAAGTCCATACTCTTAGCTATCTCTCGTATGATGTAATCTGATTTTACAAAAGGTTGTAGCATAGGATTAGAAGCTACACCCAAGAACTGCATTAGACGCTGAGATCTTACTTCGTTAGCCATAAGACTTTCTGTGCCTTGAGCTTTTACTTCTAGATCACCTTTGATACCTTCATCGTAGTCAAACTGCATATTAAATGCAAAGAACGCCCTACCCATTGGAGCAATAAGATAATCATCTACGTTCTTAACTACGTTCCGTATACTACCGTTGGCAGCAGACATGAGCATAGAAATACCAGAGGCAGTACGCCCCACACCCTGTATGCCTGTTTGACCGTGTGCAAAAGATGGAAAGCCTGTTGATTCATCTGCTAATACCCTTGCTTTATCAAATAGCTGCATATTTTCTGCAGCAACGTTTGGAAACTTAGTGCCAAATATGCCTTGACCTGGAGCACCGCCTTGTCTGCGAAAGACCTTGCCAGGATACACAGAGAGGTCTTGACCTGGTACTAGGTTGGTTTCATCTACCTCTATAATAAGATTACCGCTTAATGCAGCGTTGTCAATAGCCATACGCATAAAACCGTTCATTAAAGTTTGCGTATCGTCCATGTTTTCTGCAAT